GAATTATTAGCAGTAGGTAAATTAGGTACCCCGATTAAAAAACGAAACAATGTAGACATAGCAATTATAGTAAAATTTGATATGTAAATTAAAAACAAAATAAGTTATGGCAAGAAAAAATCGATATAGTAAAAAAGCTGTGGCAGCTTTATACGGATTTAGATCCGGACTAGAAATGGAAATTAACGAATCGTTAACTACTCAAGGTATAGACGGCGAATATGAAAAGCATATTATTAATTACGTTAAACCAGAAACTAAACACAAATATCATCCTGACTTCAAATTACCTAATGGCATTTTTGTGGAAACAAAAGGCCGATTTTTAACTGACGACAGAAAAAAACATTTACTAATAAAAAGCCAATGCCCTGAATTAGACATTCGATTTTTATTTCAAAATTCAAAAACTAAAATTAGTAAAGCATCTAAAACTACTTATGCAGATTGGTGCATTAAGCATGGATTTATATTTGCTGATAAAAGTATACCACGAGAATGGATTGATGTTTTAATGAAATAGTATAAACTTTTATTAAGCTTATTTTGTTAAGTAATTAATAATTTGGAGGATTCAAAAGGTTATCTTATATTTACTTTAAGATGATTACTATTAAGTTAATTCAATGGTTATAATTTATGAATGATAAATTATTAATGTTATTAGAATCTGTTTTAGGTAAATCAAAGTCTACCGCAAAACAAAATTATGCGTTCCATTGCCCGTATTGCCATTCAGCTCGAAAAAAATTCGAAGTAAGTATAATCAATCAAAGTTCTCATTGTTGGTCATGTAATCGAGCACATAAAAAGCTAACTACTTTATTTAAAGCAATTAACGTAAGCCGTGATAAACTGTCTGAGCTGTATAAATTACTTAACACCCAACCTAATTATAGTGGTAATAAGAACGACAAATTACAACGGGCTACGACTGTAATCGACCTGCCTAAAGAATTTATTCCACTATATAAACATTCTAATACGACTGAATATAAAAATGCTATACATTATTTAAGAAATAAACGAAAAATAACACTTTCGGAAATAGTAAAATATAATATTGGATATTGTGAATCCGGTGAATATGCTAAAAAAATAATAATTCCTTCATATGACGAATCTGGAAAATTAAATTATTTCGTAGGTCGAGCTTACTATGAAGCAGAATCATTTAAACATAAAAATCCAGATGTTCCTAAAAATTGTGTAGGTCATGAATTATTTATTAATTGGGGACTTCCATTAGTATTAGTTGAAGGGTCATTTGATGCAATAGCAGTAAGACGAAATGCTATACCATTATTTGGCAAAACAATATCAGAAGACTTACGTAAAAAGATTATAGAAAATAAAGTAACTCAGTTGTATATTTGTCTTGATAAAGACGCACAAAAACAAGCTTTAAAGCATGCTGAATATTTTATGAATAATGGAGTAGAAGTATATTTTGTTAATTTACAAGAAAAAGACCCAGCAGAAATAGGATTTGAAAAAATGTGTAAATTAATTAAAGATACATTGCCATTAACATTTGCAAAATTTATTGAATATAAATTATTTGGAAAATGAAACAAAATGAAATTAAAATAGATATTGGAATTACTTCAATACGTCGAATATATCACCTTGCTGATATTCATGTAAGAAATTTAAAACGGCATCAGGAATATAAAATTGTATTTGAAAGAACTGTAGAAGCTATAAAAGCTACATTACAACCTAATGATATTATTTTTTTAGGAGGAGATATAGTGCATGCTAAAACAGATATGACTCCGGAATTAATTCAATCTGTGCAAGAATTTTTTAAAATGTTTGCGGATTTAGCGCCTACGATATTAATTACAGGGAATCATGATTGCAATTTAAACAACGCTTCTAGATTAGATGCCTTAACCCCTATTGTCAATGCACTTAATCATCCAAATCTTCATTATCTTAAAGAGTCTGGGGTATATCACATAGCCGATAAACACTTTGTAGTTATGTCAGTATTTGACAAACCTAAAGATTTTATCAAAGCAAATAGTTTTGAAGGAGATTTTAAAATTGCATTGCATCACGGGGCTGTAAATAATGCAATAACTGATATTGGATTTATATTACAAAATGACCACGTAAATATTGATACATTTGAAGGGTATAAATTAGCTTTATTAGGAGATATACATAAGCCTGCACAATATTTAAATCAAGAAAAAACAATAGCATATCCAGGTAGCCTTCTTCAACAAAATTTTGGAGAAGGTTTAATACATGGAATGTTAGTTTGGGATACCAACACTTGCACTTCAGAATTTATAGAAATACCAAATGATATTTGTTATTATACATTGGAAATTAATCATTCAAATTATAATCCAATTCCATTACATTTACAAGATAAAACTATACGACTTCGAATTAAAGTGCAAAATACTGAACCTGCAATTTTAAAACAAATAATAGCAGAAATAAAAACGCAATTTAATATTGAAGAATATGTTATACAAAAAATAAATAATACAACTCAATCTAAAACTCGAACTCGTAAAATTAATATAGGAGATGTTAGAGATGTTGAATATCAAAACGAACTTATTTCAAAGTATTTAGAAAATAAATTTACTTTAAGCGATGAGATATTAGACGGAGTAAGGCATATTAATCGAACAGTTAATTCAGGACTCACAGCCACAGAAAAAACTCGTAATATTACATGGATTCCAAAACGATTTGAATTTGCAAATATGTTTAGTTACGGCCTAGATAATGTTGTTGATTTTACTAACATGAAAGGTGTATATGGAATTTTTGCGCCAAACGCTTCTGGTAAATCAACATTATTAGATGCACTTACATACTGTATTTTTGATAAATGCAGTCGCACTTCAAAGGCATCAAGTGTATTAAATAATAAATCAGATTCATTTAATTGTATATTTAATTTTGAATTAGATAATATAAATTATTATATTGAGCGAACTGGAACTAAAGGAAGAGGTGAACATGTACGTATAAATGTTGATTTCTATGCTATTAACGAATTTGGACAAAAAGAATCTTTAAATGGAAAAGAGCGTAGCGAGACTAATGATAATATTAGAAATATTTTAGGCACATATGAAGATTTTATATTAACATCATTATCGGTACAAAATAATAATTCGGGATTTATTGAAATGGCACAAAAAGACCGAAAAGATTTGTTAGCACAATTTTTAGATATTAATATATTTGAAGAATTGCATAACGTTGCTAATGAAGATATTAAAGAAGTATCTACGTTAGTTAAAGAATATCAGCGCCAAGATTTTTCTACTCAATTAGCAAACGCAATTACAGATATTCAATTATACTCTCAAGAACATAAAAGTTATCAAATTGACAAAGGAGAATTAGAAGAAAAAATTAAAGATTTAAACGAAAAGATTTTATCATTAACTTCAGATTTAGTTCCAATCGACTCTTCAATTGAAAATATAAATGTAGATGATTTAAATAAAATAAATAGTAAGGCAGAAAAAGTAGCCGATGAGTTAAAACAAGATGTTATAGATAAAACAGCAGAGTTAACTAATATAGACAATAGAATTCTAGAATTAAAAACAGAATTAATAAAATTTAATATTTCAGAAATTCAAGCTCGTATAAATGATTTAAATTCAATTAAAAATAATGAAAAAACTTTAGTAGGTGATGTAGAAAGACTTAAAGCAGAAGTTCGTAATAAGCTAGAAAAAATGGAAAAGCTTAACGATTTAGAATACGATGAAAATTGTAAATTTTGTATGGATAATGTATTTGTTAAAGATGCTATTAATACTAAAGCTTCTATAGAGCACGATAAAAAACAAGCACAAAATTTAATTGATCAATTAAATGTAGTTAAAGATCAAATTACAGTATTAACACCTTCTATACAAGAAAAAGAAGAATATAATAACTTACAACAAGAAATACATCAAAAAGAATCTATTAAAGCTTCTATAGAGTCATCATTACATCAAATTGATTCTAAACAACATCAATTAGTAACTAAATTAAATGAAGTTAAGCATCAAATTGAAGAATACTTTAAAAAGGAAACTGCTATTACAAAAAATAAAACAATTAAAGTAATAATTGATACTCATAACAGTACTGTTGATTTACTTAAAACTGATTTGAATATTTTAAATGACTCTATTTTGCAATGTCATTCTAATTTAATATTAGTTGAAAAACTTAAAGATAATGCTGATGCATCAATTATAAAATTAAAAGATTTAACTCAACAATATAAATTTTATGAATATTATTTAGCAGCTGTTAATCGCGATGGAGTTCCATATGATTTAATTACTACGGCAGTTCCATATATAGAGCAAGAAATTAATAATATATTAAATCAATTAGTTGAATTTAATTTAATGCTTACAATGGATGGCAAAAACATAAATTGTTATATTATATATGATCAAGACAATTATTGGCCAATAGAATTAACTTCTGGAATGGAAAAATTTATTTCTTCTTTAGCAATTCGTACTGCGTTAATAAATGTGTCTTCATTGCCTAGACCAAATTTTTTAGCTATCGATGAGGGTCTAGGAAATTTAGATGCTGAAGTTTTATTAGAATTTTCTACTTTATTAAGTTATTTAGAAATGCAATTTACATTTATTATATTAATTAGTCATATAGAAATGTCGCGTGACATGACACAATCGTTAATTGAAATAAGTAAGAAAAATGGATTTTCGAAAGTGCATTTTGAATAAGCAATTATGATAATTTCTAAAATATATTACATTTAGATATTTATTTTAAATACATAAAGTGGCAAGAAAAGAACTGATATATCAAGGATTAGATCGTATTAATGTAGATATTGAAGATACTAGCGCAACGTCCCCGAATTATTTTAAAGTTACAGAATTAAAACCACAATTTAATTCTGGTATTAATGCTTTTAAATTTAAAGCAAATACATCGTTGTTTTCTGAAGGAGCCCGTGTATATGTAGAAATTTTAGATTCAAATGGAGAACCAGTTTATTATGAAGTTGGATTAGATTTAGAATCAAAAAATCAAAGCATTATAATTTCAGTATATATTAATCAAGATGTCCCTCCTGGACCAGCTCGAATAACATTATGTAGTACATTAAATCAAAGTGTTAATGGCAATTTACTAAACACTTCAAGAATTAATTTACGATGGTCTACTTTAATTTATATAGA